ACGGCACTTGAGGCTAATTGGTCAGCCCCGACTGCATCGTCTGCAATAGAAGCAGTTACTACCGCATCGTCTGCAATAAGTGCTGAAGTTATAGCATCGTCTGCAATAGCGGCTGTTACCACTGCATCATCGGCAATAAGCGCAGAAGTAATTGCATCGTCTGCAATCTTAGCGGAGGTTATAGCATCGTCAACTATGGAAGCTGTTACCACCGCTGAACTTGCAAGCTGGTCTGCTCCCACCGCATCGTCCCCAATCTTCGCCTGGGTCACATTATCGTCAACTATGGAGGCAGTGACCACCGCTGAACTTGCCAACTGATCCGCACCCACGGCATCATCGGCTATCTTAGCCTGAGTCACCGAATCAGCGGCCAGTTTTGCCGTCACCACGCTTGAATCGCCAAAAAAGCATTCTACTACAGCGGCTCCCGAACCTGCTCCGTCAAGGTACACCATTTTTGTGCTACCTGTGCCTATGGTGACATTTGCACCACTACCTTGACTGATAATAATGGACTGACTGCCTGAAGTAGCATTTTCAATGATCTGCACTCTTTTCATCGTATTCGGAGCAATAGTAATAGTGCAGGTCGAGTCGAGCGTACCTGTGTATTTCAGATGAAATGCTCTAGCAGCATCCGTAGACCCATCAGCCACGGTGCTGGTATGGGTATCTGCATTAGTAGTTATTCCTTCAGATCCTATACCTAACGCTTCGCCAATTAACTCAAGAGATGCATTGGTGCTAGTACCCCAGCCAGAATCACCGTCTGCTGGCTCTGCTACTCTTAGATTGTTTACATAAGTCGATGCCATAATTTATGCCGCTATCTCTGTCCATTCTGGTGTTTGGGATGTACTTATCTCTGTCCAGCCTGGTGTTTGGGAAACGCTTATTCCTGTCCATCCAGGGGTTTGGTCAGGGTCTATCCTTTCCCATATATTTATTGTTCCGGCAGAAGCCGTGACTGAAACCCCGTCCGGGCTTACCGTAACTCCAGTTCCAGCCTCCGCATCTACTGACCCAACGGAAGCCGTTAATGGGGACACTGTAAGAGAAACAGTTACTCCTGAACCTTCAACAACAGTGACACTTCCCACTGCCGAAGTACCTGCACTTCCAGAGGCCGATACCGTTACCCCAGATCCCTGCACGACAGTTACAGAACTTGTTGCGCTAGTGGAAGCAGTAAACCCTACATCTTGCTCGTAGCCGCCCTCGTTATAACCCTGGGTTATACTGTTATACCCAGAGAAATAAATTTTTACATCGGCCATCAGGCTATCCGAATAATTGCGTTGCTTGCGTCAGCCGTGGGAAATTGAATAGTGAAGTCCCCAGAAGAGGAAGACTTGTCTGATCCGAAATTAAGAACAATAACTGCTCTGTTTGCAGAACCCGCAGCAGTCGAAGAGTTATAGATCAAAGCCCCTCTTGCCGTAATGCTTGAACTGCTCCATGTCACATCCGCAAAGTCTGTCAACGCGGTAGTGCTTGAAGTTGTGGGGGTTACATTGGTTAACGCGGCCCCACCAGCAGAATATCCGGTTCCGCTAGCCTCGTTACTGGAGCTATATGCTGTGGTTCCTGCTCCAAGACTTGCGCTACTTGTAAATAATGCAACCTTGAAAGCATTACCCGAACCAGTAGAGGTTGTAGTACCGCCACCGCTTCCGCTAGTAAAATTATGTATGCCCTGCAATAACTCCTGCTTGAAGCTAGTGCAAACTGCTTGAGTAATAGCCATTTTACATTTTCCTTAAAATTTCTGCCATATCTTGATAACCGCCTTGCTCAAATTCGGCAACGAGATCCGTTTTTTTGCTTTTAATTGCTTCTTGCATGTAATGCTTTACAACATGTAAAACTTCCTGCTTGAACGCATTTGCCTGTTCAGAAATAACAGGATGGCTTTGAGAGCCTACACTGACAATAGTGTTGGTTGCTCTTTCTGCCCAATAATCTACTGATAACCCTTCATTCTGTGTTGCAATTACGTTTACATTTCCTGCTTGAGATGTGCTGACTTCCAGCATTATGTCCTCGCTTGCCTGACGGCTCCTGATCTATAACTGTCTGTAGTGTCGTATCCTTCGCCCATAGCTTTTAAATCTACCATCGCCTGCTCATATCTTCCTGAGTATAGCTGCATAAGGTCGGGATCTCCTTTCAGAAAGGTATAGGACTCAACCAGACATCCGTACAACAATGCGCTTTCGGCATTAGTTCCTAGCCAGCTAGTGCCGGAAGAGGAAGCGGTAATGGATTCGGGTTTATGGAAATAGTGTAGTTCTGCGTCAAAATTAGCATTTGGGGTAGGGCCAAGAATAAAATTCGCATCATCGAACAAAGCATAGCATTTCGGTACGCCTTCTGTTGTTGATACAGGATAGGCTTCCCTTATGAAGTTGACATCTTTGAAAAGGAGAAACTCATATCCGCTATTATTAATAGCAAGAGAGTACGGGGCTAGAAAGTCGCTTGGACATGAAAGATACTTATTCCCGTCTGATGTAGTACCAAGACTATTTTTTCTGAAGTCCGGTAGCTGTGCAGATTTCAATATCCTGTCTTCTGCTTGCTGTATAATAACCGAAAGATTAGAAACAAATGTAGTTTCAGTTGTTTCTAGATAATCCTGAATTGCGCTTTTAAGCGTAGTAAATGTCCATGCCATGCTATTTACCTTTCAAGAATAACAAAGATTCTTTAATCATCGAATCTTTTGTTTTTCTTTTATCTAGCTCCAGCCCATGTTTCCTCATAGCAATTTCTAAATCCCACTTGGTCATAGCTTGAAGCTCCGCTTTTGTCGGAACAGGTACAACTTTTTTAGCTGTTGGTTTTTTCTTTGGCTTTACCGCAGCTTTCTTATCTGGCTGAATTTCAGCAAGCCTTCTTTCTGCTTCTTCTTTAGTCATTGCATCAAAAACAACAATGTCATACTCACCGTATTCACCGTATTCACCGTCTTTTAGCTTAGTGCCAATTTGATAAACAGGCTCCCCCGAAGAAAAATTTCCATTTTGAAAAACTTCTAACTTTGCCATGATTCTCCTTTAGCTCGTTGTTACCGTAACAGTTCCAGACTGAGCTTCTATATCTAATCCCACAGTACGACTGCCTAGTTGGGTAATCCCTCCACCCACAGGATTCCATGCAAAAAGCTCTCTGCTCTCATCCAAAGCCCTGTCTGGTCGCGGATCTCTTAAAGATTTAGGATCGTCTACCTTGACCTTTCCAAGCTGTAATTGTGGCTGGTCAGGGTCAACAACATCCTTGCCCACAAGAAATCCGGTAGGTCTTTGGTTAACAATTTCAGGAACAAGATCCTTGATCTTATACCTGAACCCCGTCATGTCACAAAACCCGTAAGCATGTTTACCGCCAGCAAACCTACTCAAAACTGATAGCCTCCAGGCGATATGAACAGAGAAGCTTTTCCTCTGTCGCTATCTGCCGCAAGGGTAAACTGTTCTTCATAGTCTGCCTTTAGAAACTGTGATCTTGGTGCGGAGTCAGGAAACTTCATGCTGATCTGGTAGGCAAGTCCAGCCACCAGAGAAGGAAGAAATCTGGCAGGTACATCCATGTTGTTAGAAGCAGGACTTCCTGTGTCTTCTATCCTCTGCATATAATAATACCCGAAGGTGTAGGTTGCCTGATCGTCAGGAGAAGGCCATACATGAATAATAATCCCTGTAGGACTTCTCTCGACATAATATTGCAAAGGCTTGCTTTTTGTCAGTTTGTTGGATAATTGTGAGTAATCACTAACTGATATTCTTGTCATTGCCTGATCGAACTGTTTGGCTACATCTCCAGCATCAGTCCTGATGTATCCTTCTACGATGTCCAGAACATCTGCCGAAAGAGTGTAAGACGTTGTTCCGGCAGTCAAAGCCTGAGTTGTATTTCTTACCGTCCACAGATTAAGCCCTCTGTTCTGCCATTCCAGCATCAACAGATTCAGGCTTCTCCTTGCGGTCCTGTAGTCATATCCGCTTCTAAGCTCTCGTCCCGCCCTTTCAAATGCCTCTTCCATAGCGTCAGCAAGATCAAGATCAAATGCATAAGTGCCACTTGTAGCCATTTACTTCTTCCTCTTGATTTTTTTCTTGCGTAATCTATTAGCTTCTGACATGGCAATAGCAAGAGCCTGCCGTTTATTGGTGACCTTTTTCCCAGACCCGCCAGATTTTAAAGAACCGGACTTGAATTCCTTCATTACCTTGGAGACTTTGGCCTTCATTAGCCATATCGCTTTTTAACTTGCATAACGATTACATATACATCGCCACTGGAATGACCAACAGTTGTAAATTTAACATCGCCTGTTGTACCAGAAGCTTCTGTGTCCGGTATGCCAAAATCTGAAAAGTCTAATGTGTCTGTCCAATCAGCGGCTAACTGCCACGCCAGGACATCCGTTGTCGCGTCAAAAAATATCTTTACACCCATTCCAATGGTCTGGTAATAAATTTTTTCGATAACAACAGACGAACACGCCTGATCTGTCATTGGGTCATTCGACAAGCCAGACACATCTATTTTGGTCACTGCGCTTTCACCAGTGCCATCGCTGACATTGGTAAAACGAAATATGGCGGTCTTTGCGCCATCTTGAATTGTTTGAGTGGCTACTGCATCAGCCATTTTCGCACCTCGCTTTCATGTTTAGGTATGGCTGACCGAAGCCAGCCACCTATAAACTAATCTTACTGGTCAGCGAATGCAGGCGCAGTTGCTCCTGTCACAGTGCCGAAGATCTGATAATTAGTGGTGTTTAAGCCCATAATTGTCACATCAAAACCAGCAGGAACATTTACCTGGATACTGCTGTTTGAGCTACCATTAGAGAAAACCGCACTAACCTCGTTGTCAGTGTCAAGAAATGTGACACCGCCAATGTAAAAGTTAGAGTTGCCCGGAGTTACAATGATTGCATCAGTAGCATCAGCCGCTCCACCAGCGTAGACAAACCTGAACATTGAACCAGCTATTGGTGCTGGCAAAGTGTAGGTGTTGTCCTGACCGCCATCTGGAACTAATAAAATTCTTCCGCTATGGGTGGCATTAGTAAGCGTTACGTCTGAATCAGCAAGACTAACAGGGCCGTCACCTAGCGTGGCAACTTCTGTTATTGTACCAGTGGTACTATTTTTGCTGACTGTTTTAAAGGTGCTTTCGGAGCGAACTGCTCCAGAAAAAGTAGTATTAGCCATTTTGTTCTCCTGTCTTGGCTAGTGTCAATTGTTCCACATGGAACAACCGTCAGGATAAAAAACAAAAGGGGCAGGCACAGGGAGTGGCATCCTGCCCCAGATGTCTTAGCTTGAGCCTGGAGATCCGTAGATTCCCAGAGGATCAGATACTCCGAAGGAGTAACGCTCTCTAGCTTTGTAGCGAACATTACCTGTATCGAAGTCACCGTCCATTGAAGTTTCAAGCGCAGTACGCTCAAAGTGCTTCATGCCATTAGGCACATCAGTAATGATGTAGAAGGCATTGGTGTCAGTCAGATAGTGATTGACCGCATAGCCGCCAGGGATTGCTCCCATGTTTCGGATAGCGTTGACATCATTATCTGCCGTTCCTACTCTCTGCGTAGTTTCTAGCAAACGATCTGCTGTAAACATTAGTGCAGGAGGAACAACCAGCGTCCTTGGTCTAGCAGCGATTAGCAAACCTCTTTCATCAGTGAAAGCTGCAATGTCGATAATTGCATTTTCCAGAGATGTTTCGTTAAGGTCAGCCGCTGTAGATGGGCGGTTGCTGTTTTTACCACCAGAAACGAGAGGGTGACCATCACCACCAGTAACTCCGTCACCGCTTGCTGTAAACAGGTTAACGCCATCACCAGACTGATAAGAGTTGGTGAAGCCGTTGTTAAGCGGATTGACAGATTTAACTTGCTTGGTGTAAGCCATCGCTCTTGCTAGTGCCTTGGTATAACGTGCAGAAAGCGAGTCATAGAGGTTATCCTCCATCGCTTCCTCGGTTATAGCAAAACCCATAGCAATCGTTTCGTGATTGTATCGGGCTGTGAAAGATTCTTGCGCTGAATCATAAGAGATTGCAGAGCCTTCATTCTTCACAGGTGCGGCAGCAAAACCACTAAGCTTTACTTCCTCTTCAAAAGAACGGTCAGAGCTTTCTGTCTCATAAATGAGAGTATGCTCGTCTTCGTACTTTTCATACTCCAGACCAAACAGGGCATTCAACCCAGGCAGGAGTTCTTTCAGCATTTGCGCTCGTGAAATAGCCATTAGTTAGACCTCCTTATACGCCAAGCTTGGTTTCGTATGCATGACTTAAAGGCAGATAGGTCACAAGACAGTCAGTGTAAGTATCGCCTACTGTACTGTTCGGGCCGTCTACAAACTCAAGAACACGAAGGGGGAGTGAATTTGTCGTAGCAATAGAACCGCCATCTAAGGCATTCTTACTACGTCCGATTGAAGTTGATCCTGCTGTGCTAACTGCTGAGATGTTGTTGCCAAGACCCGTTTGGGCAATAGCTTCATCACCTTGCATTTTGAACACAAGCTTCGGATCGTCAACAACATACGCCATAATGTCCGAAGCCGCTGTAGAGGCAGGGAATTGCTGGTTGAATGTTAATTGACTTGTAGATGGATCAGTGTAGGAACATCCCACAAAGATGCCGACTGTGCCAGCAACAACAGCAGTTGTTACTGCGGCTTTTTCAAGAGTACCTGCCGCAACTAGCTTGACGAAATCTCCATAGAATATAGCTGTGCCGTAACCACTCGCAATCTTGATGTGCCGGACTTTACCAGTGTAAGAGCCGCTAGCACTCAAGGTATTGATAGGTTCTGCACCATTTGGGGTAGCAGAAGTAGCCATAGTTATGACCTCCTATTAATTAAGAAACCACCCCTACCCAGGGATTAGTTTCTTCCAAAAGTTGTCCTCGTATTTCTTTCTGGTGTAAGCAAAGGCATACGGGGGTCGTTTTCTCTGAGATAGTTGTTGTCTACGGATTCCATCTGATTATTAGCCTGCTGTTGAAAATGAACAGTTCTGGCTTTCATCTTTTCTTCTGGTGCTTTGCATAAAAGCAATCCACCAACTTCGATGTTACCTACAAACTTGGAATTTATATCAGACTCCAGCATGAGTTCAGGGTGATCTTCTGCCTTTACAGGCTCCCAACCTTCTCTGAACATTCTGGATGTATGAGTTCCATCACTTTGACCCATGATACTTGTCCTGACCCAACGGAATACCCAGCCATCTTTCGGGGCTGGATCTGGGATTACAGAAGCAGGACTCCATGCATCACTTGGTCTGGTGTCACTATCTCTTTCTTCGATGTCTCTAGGGGTGCGCTCTTCAGTCATTGGTAGTCTCCTGACTATACATATTTAGCATATTGCTCATCTGTTAAGCCTAACCTCTTGGCGAGAGAGCGTTGGCTTGCCGTAAGTCTCACTGTGCGCGGTTTAGCTCCATTGTTTCTAGTCGTGGGAG